GAGTACGACTACTACGACCGTATCGGCATTGCCGATGACCTTCAGCAGGTCACCACCCGCTACGGCGACAACCCGATGAGCGAAATCGCTCACGATCGTCGCCGGATCGGCCTCGGCGACTGGGACACCGGCAAGGCGATTGATGAGAAGGACCTCATCCGCGTCGCCACCGACCCCACGAGCGACTACATGCAGGCGCTTGTCGCTGCGGCCAACCGCAAGATCGACGACAACATCATCACGGGTTTTACCTCCACGGCCTACACCGGCAAGAGCGGCGCGACCACGGTCAACTTCGTGACGACCGCCTCCGGCAAGGTGTCCGTCGGGTCCGTGTCCGATGCCCAGACCCGCATCGTCGCGGGTACCTACCTCGCGCGCGAATCCGGCACCGAGGGCATCGACGTGGCCCAGAACTACACCGGCACCACGCCGGCCTCCACCGGCCTGACGCTGGCGAAGCTCAAGGCCGTCCGCACCACGATGCTCAAGCTCGAAGCCATCGAGCAGGATGAAGTTCTCCCGATCTTCATCTCCGCGAAACAGTTCGAGGACCTGCTCGGTATCGAGGAGGTCATCAACTCGGATTACGCGGTGCGCAAGTCGCTCGCCGAAGGTCAGACGACGACCTTCATGGGCTTCCGCTTCATGCACTCCGAGCGCCTTCCGCTGTCGGGCGGCGTCCGCAGCTGCTTCGTGGTGAAGCCCCGCGCCCTCAAGTGCGCGATCAGCACCGACATCACCGCCACCATGTGGCGCCTGCCGGACAAGAAGAACATCCCCTACATCTACGTGAAGCTCGGCATGGGCACCACGCGTATGTGGGGCGAGAACCTCGCCCGTGTTCAGGTGAACGAATAACCTGACACCAACCACCAACAAACAAGGAGAAACCAATCATGGCCACCCTCTATTCCGTACAGATCACGAAGGCTCGCGCGCTTGCTGCCGGTACCGGCTACGAGCTCACTAGCGGCACCGACACGCTCGGCGCCAAGGAGCGCATCGCCTTCTTCTCGATCCTCACCACCGGCGCCGTCAACGGCGACACCCTGCAGCTCTGCTCGCTTCCCAAGGGCGCGCGGATCCTCGGCGGTTCGCTCATTTCCGAGGCCCTCGGCACCAGCGTCACCCTGTCCGTAGGCACGGACACGGCGCTTGCTCAGGGCGACTCGGACACGGCGATTGCCGCCGGCGCCGCAAACCTGCTCGCCGCAACGTCCCACGCGTCCGCCGCCAACTCGTCGCTTGCCGCGACGTATGCGCTGGGTGCGGGCGCCCGCTGCGTCAACGGCCAGACGATCGTCACCGCCACCGTCGGCGGCGCCGATCCCACCACGGCCAAGCAGATTCAGGGCTGGATCCGCTACGTCCAGAACTGATCGGCTCAAAGGATAGCTCGACACCCGGCGCACTGAGATCAAAACCTCGGGGCGCCGGGTTTTCTTTTACTACCATGCCTCAAACCGCCATCCAGATCTGCAACTCCAGAACTCGCTAAAATCGGCGAGTCCAGCATTACCTCTTTCGAGGACGGCACGAAGACGTCGAATCTTTGCGCCCTGCGCTATCCGGCACTCCGGAACAGCCTGCTGCGTGACCACAACTGGGCCTTTTCCAAGGAGCCCGCCACGCTGCCGGAGACCGAAGACGTGTCGCCTGTCGCTCCGTGGCTTTATGTCTGCACGCTGCCGGCCGATGTCGGCCGCATTCTGAGCCTCAGCCAGAACGACCAGCCGTTCGAGTACGAGCGTTTTGGGAACCACATCCACATGATGGTGGAGCCGCCGGTACTGCTACGCTACGTCAAGAACTACGCGGACGCAGACGACGGCACCACATTCCCGGACGACTTCGCCGAGGCGCTCGCCAACCTGCTTGCCTCCGAGCTGGCGGTCCCGGTGACCCAGAACCAATCCCTGCGCGAGACCTACATCGGAGCGTATCTCGAACGCATGGCCATGGCCCGACATAACGGCGCCGTGGAGCGTTACGAGGTACCGGTCGTGGTCAGCTCGTGGCTCGACGCACACTACGACGTAAACAGCGTGTCGGAAATCGACCCTCGTCTGCGCGGACTTTCCGGAGCCTGAAATGCTCAAAGTAAACGACCTCCAAACCAACTTCGCCTCCGGCGAGCTGTCCTCATACCTGCTCGGTCGAAGCGACATCGACCGCTACAAGAGCGGTGCCGAGCGCATGGAGAATTTCCTCGCCAAGCACCAAGGGCCGGCCGTCGGCCGGCTCGGCACCGCGAACGTCGCGCGCGCCGCGGAGCAGGATGAGGAGCAGGTCGTTCGCCTTCAGGACTTCGTCTTCTCCCGGAACGACGCGGTCGCTGTCGAAATCAGCGAGTCCGGCTTCCGGTTTTTCCGGCGCAGCGGCCTGCTCATGACGACTGAGGTCGAGGTGCCTGCAACAGAGATGGTCGCCGATCAGGAGTACACGATCCAGTCGTCGAACCGAACCGACTACACCGCTTTCGGCGCAGCGGACAACAATCCGACAACCAGTTTTCTGGCCACCGGACAGGGGACGGGTGACGGCCTGATGGTGCCAAGTTTCGGCGGCGGATTCATTACCGCCTCCTCGGCCTCTGGATTCATCGGCGCAGTCGTGATGATCAACACCGTGGGCACCGCGGACTTCACCGCTGCGGGCGCGCCGAATAATAATGTCGGCACGGTGTTTATCATAACCGGAGGAGCTACCGGCACAGGTACCCTGCTGATCTCTTCGGTAACAGGTCCGATCAACTACGTCGATCCGGCTGACGCAGTTGTCGGTCAGGCGTACATGATCTCTACGATAGGCGGCACTGACTTCACAGCGTACGGGGCAGCGAACAACAACTCCGGCACTGTGTTTACAGCTACAGGTCCCGGCACAGGCAGCGGTGTTGTGCTTCAGGCCGTATCGGAGCCAGTCGTCGTGTCCACGATCTATGGCACCGACACCCCGGTACCGTACCAGAGCTCGGAAATCAACGAGCTGCAGTTTACGCAATCGGCTGACGTGATCTTCATCACGCACCCGAACCATCCGCCCGCCACGCTCTCCCGGTATTCGGACACCGACTGGCGGTACGAAATTCCGGAGTTCGATTACGGCCCATACATGGACCAGCAGATCGGCGATCAGGACATCTCGCTCACACTGAGCGGAGTCACCGATCGCGTGACGCTGACCTCCACAGAGGGTGACTTTTCCGGACTCTCCGTCGACGACTACGTCGAATACGCATATCGCGGCCAGAAAGTGCTCGGTCGCGTCACTGCCCTGCTCGGTGCACAGCACGTCGAGGTCGAGCCTCTTGAGGACCGATCACTTGCACTGTCCAAGGAGGTCTACTCGCCCGGACTTTACGATTCGTGGGACGCCAGCACGAACGCGCCGGTGTATGACGCCAGCATCACAGGCAGTGGGGTCTCTGTTGCGTTTTCCGCTGTCGGCGTAATCACGCAGGAGCACATCGGAAACTACCTTCGCTTCAGCGACAAGGACGGCACCTACTACTGGATGCTGGTGACCGCCGTGTCCGACATTCCGCGTCAGGGATCGTACGGCATCATCGCCGTAGGAGACATCCTCGCAGTCACGGTTCCTGCAGGCATCGTGACCCGGAGCGCACGGAGTATCAACGCCCGCCTGCGCTCCAGCGATTCCGAATTCTTCAACCTGTCCACGGACTACGGCCGCTTGTTCCGGCTCGTCATCGGCGAGTACGTCGTTCACGCACGCGGCCGAGCTGCCGTAGTCCGCCTCGGCGAGATGGAGAACGGCAACCAGAACATCGGCATGTCCGATGTTTCCGGGCTCAGGGTCGGCGACACAGTCAGCGGCGAGGACATACCGTCGGGCTGCGTGATAGAATATATCGTTGCTGATGAGCCCAGCTACATCCACGTCAGCGAAGCCCCGACAGCGGACCGCAGCGACCATCCGATCACAATCAACCAAAATTCGACTCAGGAGATCGGCGTCGAACTGAACCGCTCTGTTCCGCGCTCCGTCGAGGGGCTCACCACTGTACAGAACGGCACAACCAACGACTGGAATCGCGGAGCGTGGTACACCGGCAACTATCCGTGTGCAGTCTCGTTCCACGAGGGCCGGCTGGCTTTTGCCGGCACGCCCGCCCAGCCCCAGACCGGCTGGCTTTCACGTGTCGACGACCTGTACAATTTCGGCACCACGGACGAGAAGCTGCGCGTGCTCGACGACTCAGCCATCAACTTCACGATCGCCGGTGACGCGGTGAATCAGATCCAGTGGCTGGCGTCCCGCGGCGTACTGGTCGTCGGCTCGGTCGGCGAGGAGTGGAAGATCGCATCCACGACACAGGGCGCGGCGCTCACGCCTACCACGATCTCCGTTCTCAGCCAGAGCAACCACGGTTCCAGCTACACCCGGCCGATTCGTCTGGGCAAGGCACTCCTGTTTCTGCAGCTCGGCGGAAACAAGCTCCGCCAGATGACGTACGACTACGCCACTGATTCGCAGGTGTCGCTCGACCTGAACGTATTCGCGGAGCACGTGCTCAAGGACCACGGATCGGGCCTTCAGTTGGCGTATCAGCAGCTGCCGGAGTCCGTCGTGTATGTCCGCTGCGGAGACGGCCAGATCGCCGCGATGACCTACGAGCCGGATCAGCAGGTCTATGCTTGGTCCCGATACATCATCGGCGGACCGGACGCGCGCGTTGAGTCGATTTGCTGCATTCCCGACGGCAGCAAGCAGTACCTGTTCATGGTAGTCTCGCGTACGATCGACGAGACGAACGTGCGCACGATCGAGGTCCTCGATCCCGAGTTTCGTCCGACTTCAGCCACCGATCTCACGGAGCTGAAGTTCCTCGACAATCACGTGATTGGCGGAGCCGGGTCCGCCACTATTACCGGCCTTGACGACTTCCGCGGCTGCACGGTGAACGCCGTCGTAGACAACACGGTGCACACCGGACTATCCGTGAACGACGCCGGCGTACTTGTCCTGCCGAGCGTGCCCACATCCCGGTACATCGTCGGGCATCCGTTTACCTCGCTCATCAAGACGTTCCCGATCGAGGTGCCCGCAATGGCAGGCACCGGTCAGGGCAAGGTGAAGCGCATCAATCACATCAGCGTGCGCCTGCACAACACCATCGGATTCAAGTGCGGCCCAAGCACCGGCAATCTGGTCGACGGCTACGCCATCACCGATCCGACCACCATGACCAGCGACGACAAACGAGTTACGTTTCCGGGAGTGCACGAGGTCCGCGGTTCGTTCTACATCGTACAGAACAGCTCGCGTCCCATCACTGTGTTGTCTCTGATGCCTGAGCTGGCACACCACCAATAAACATGGCCTTCATTCCAGGAGCAATAGCGCTGGCGTCAGCGGCCGGCACAACGGCAACCGCGGCCGGCATCACCATCGCCAGCACTGCAGCTACGGTGATTGGCACCGGCGTTTCTGCGTACGGAATGATGCGGCAGGGGCAGGCGGCCAAGAAGGAAGCCGACTACAACGCGGCAGTGCAGGAGAACAACGCCGTCACGGCTGGGTACGCTGCGATTCAGGAACAGCAGGCTGCGGCCCGTGACGCCGACACGGCACGGGACAGGCAGATTCGCTTGTCGGCCTCCCAGCGTGTGGCGGCGGCAGGGTCAGGCCTCACGATCTCAGGCAGCGTGAACGACACGATTCGGGACTCGGCTATCGCCAGCGAGACCGACATCCAGATGATGCTCTACGGCGGCAGGGTTGCCGCATACAATGCCTCGCAGCAGCAGCAGAATCTCAGGTCTCAGGCCTCGATGACCCGCTACGCCGGCCGCAGTGCCCGCCGTTCGGCGTACGCCCAAGCAGGCGGGACGATACTCTCCGGGCTTACGCAGGCCGGACTCGGCTACGCAAAATTCAAAGGCTGAAATGTCTGAACGACCCACACTCCTGTCCCGCGGAATCAAGGCTCCGATCGTCCAAGCAGCCCAGTCGGGCGCTCCGTCGGGTGCGTTCGGCGACTTCTCTGGCGCTGCCGCGCTCGGGCGATCCGTTGCCAACACAGGCGCGCAGGTTCTCGACACTGCAGCCGCGCAAGCCGCGCAGGCTCGCGAGCATCTTCGCCGGATGCGCGAGGAGCACGAACGTCGCACGTCGAACGACTACGCACTGCAACACAGTAACGCCATCACCGCCGCTGCCATGGGGGTCTCGGCGGAGTTCGAC